AACCTCAACCAAGCAGATGCTCTAAGAAAGATTAGCAAGCTAAAGGGAAAGGATCCAAAGCTTGTTCTGCGTACAGAGGCTAATTTTATAAAAGACTGCATGAAGCATAGTGGTATGTCATATGAACTTGCGTGTAAAATATGGAAGTCATATATAGAAGTCCTAGGAGGATACGCGTTTAACAAGAGTCACTCTATCTCTTATTCGATTATATCTTTTTATACAGCATGGTTAAAGTGTCATTATCCGTCTGAATTTATGTGCGCATTAATAAACTCTGAAGACCCAAATAGCGATAAAGCCCAAGAGTACATTGATGAATGCAGAAAAATAGGAGTAGAAATTATTCCTCCTGGAGTAAATCATAGCGGAGGAGGGTATAATATATTAGAGGATGGAAATATCTCCACGGGTCTTTCGGCAGTTAAGGGAGTTGGAGAGAAAGCAATTATTAGTATGATTGAAAATCAACCATATAAAAGCTATCCAGATTTCTTATCCAGGAATAACAGCAGAACCGTTGGCAAGACAGTTATACAGTCTCTTGCAAAAGCTGGAGCGCTAGATTGTTTCGGCAGACCAAGAAAAGATATGCATGATAATTATCAAAAGTATCGTTCAAAAGCTAAAAATGCAATCAAAAAAGCAATTGAGGCAAAGATTTTTGCGGCCAATCCAACAATGAAGAAGATTCCAAAGGACAGGAAGGAAGAGTTGTTTGAGGCTTTTTCGATACCGAGCGGATCCGATGAGTTTGCTCAGATTATATCTGAACTAGAATTTACAGCCTCAGATGAAGAGTGGGATCGTAAAGAGATTCTGCTCTTCGAAAGAGCTGTTCTTGGAAGATCCATAAGCGGAAATCTGCATGAAGTGTTTAAGGACTTCTTTAGCGGAGGCTCTTTAGTTACACCTCTTTCTGCCATTTCAAACCTAGATAAGGGTGCCAGGGTTAGGGTTGAGGCTATAATCAAAACAAAAATTAAAGAATTTAAAATAAAAAATGGTAAAAATGTAGGAAAGAAGTTTGCCAAATATCTTGTTGAAGACATTAATGGTGATACTTGCGGCCTTACTCTTTGGGCGGAAGACTATGCTAGGTATAGGTTAATGCTTAGGGACGGAATTCCTATTAAGGCCATATGTAGAGTAAATAATTATTTAGATCAAAAAGATTTAGCTCTTTCAACTCTTGAAAGAGTTTACGGGAGAGAGGTATGATTGTATGTAAAAAGTGTGAATTTGAAGTCTCCGACTCGATGAGGCATGCCCTAATAAAGAATTGCTGCCCAGCATGTGGAGGTGCTTTGTTGGGGGATCTGCACGTCCAAAGATTGGAGCTTATGAAGCAAAGAATTTTGCAACAAGAGTTTTCAGCAAGAATAGACAGTGATTTAATTTTTGACTTATCTATGTTTTTGTTAATGGAGTTTTACCCAGAAAGACTAGAGGCTAGCAAAGAAGACAGCACATATGAAGAGGAAGGTTCGGAGCCTGAAGAGGTCTCTGGAGAAGTTGTAATGGAAGAAACATATGAAAGCATTAGGGATCAAGTTAGAGGCGAAGTCTTGTCTGAAGAAGAAGGGTTTCAAGAAAACCCCGATGATCTGAAGGTTGCAAGGCTAAAAAGAATAGCAAAAGAAAAGAGGGTTAATAATCCCGGAGCAATAGTCAGGAGGGTCTCAGATTGATTCGAGCAGTTGGAAATAAACGCTTAGATTTAAGCGATAGTGAGTTCCAATATTTTCGATCTTTAAAGGACCAGTTTGGAGAAGTTGATTTTATAGGTTTATTCAAAACAGATAAAAATGGAATAATAATAGCGGTTAATCCGCCAACGAACAAGGGAATTCCTTTCGGAATTATATTTTTTATGTTAAACGTAATGATGAACCAAAGGGTCAGGATCTTGGACGAGAAGATAAATAAAATAACGGATCTCGAAACAAAAGTTGACACCCTCCTTGGCGTGTCTAACATGGTTGAGAGGCTGGAGCGCCTAGAGCGCTTGGCAGGAGGGTAGATGACAAAGCTTCATGAAAAAATTTCGGTAAAAACCTTTTCTATCGAGAACATTGATATCTCCTCAGTTGAGGAGATTATAAATTTGCTTCCAAGAAATGGAGTAATTGACCTCAATATAGCAGAAAGATGTTTGATCCATACCCTAGAGGGGCAAAACTCATGTCAAGAAAAAATTGTCCAAGTTGATAGGTGGATTGGATCTTTGTCCTCAAAGAAGAACAAGGCTTGGTCGGCAGCTGCTTTGCACAAAGCAAAAGAGGCAGGACTCAAGACTATAAAGGACAAAGAGTGGTACGCTCAAGCCGATGATGATTATATAGAGGCATGCAATGAGCTAGTCTTGGCAAAGGCTTGCAAAAAGTGGCTCGAAAATAAAGCAGACTATTTTTCCGGATGGCACTATGCCCTAAAAACCTTCTTGCGCAGGGATTATTCTATTGAGAATGCTAGTGGCGTGGGGTATAATGCTAGTGTTGAATCGGAACCCTTTCCGACCAAATCCTCAACGGCCCCCGAGGATTTAGGTGGTGATGAGATTGAGTGGGGCTAACTCTAGTAGTTTGGCAGCAGTCCGCAATTAAGCGGCTTAAGCCACGAATGTAGGCCGATGGCCTCAAAAAAACAGGAGAATAAACATGGCAAATGTAGTGCTTGGAGAAGTAGACTGGAATGCAGCAGATTCCAATTCAAAGTCTGACTTCATGCGCCTTGAAGAAGGCGACAGTATCGTTAGGGTAATGGGAAATCCCATTCAGTTTTATGTTCACTGGGTAGTTACTCCCGGTGGAAATCGACGCAAGGTCAATAGTCCTATTGATAGTCCTCAGTTGCTTCGTAGATTGGAAGACTCAGGTTTTAAGCGACAGGCTCGCTGGCTAATCAGAGTCCTAGATAGGGATGATGATGAATTTCGCATTCTTGAGGTTGGACCTCAAATCTACAATGCAATAAAGGCTCTTTATAATAATAAGCGATGGGGAAAGGTCACCGCTTATGATATTACCGTTAATCGAGGTCCAAAGGGTCGGCAGCCGCTTTATAGCACCACTCCCAACCCCAAAGAGCCGCTTCCTGGTGATTTAAAGGCAAAGTTTGTAGAGTTCAATGACAGGGTGAATGTAGATAAGCTTATTTCGCCTGCTCAAGCAAGTGATATTTGTGAGCTTATGAGTTGGACCCTTGAGGAGGCAACTCCTTCTGACTCCACCGATGATGGCGATGAATTTGACTTTGATTTTGAATAATTATCTGCAAGATTGAAAAACTATCTTTGAGATAATTTAAGGCGTATAGAGTAAAATCTCTATACGCCTTTTTTATTATGAAAACAATACTTGGATTGGACATATCATCGGCTACAATTGGTTGGTCTATTCTTGAGTATGATGATAAACAAATCGTACTAAAAGAATATGGCAGTATAAAGCCGCCGAAAAGTAGCAAGGGAACTTTAACTTTTAGAGTTGCCTCTGCATATGATGAGGTTTATGATCTTCTAAAGGATAAGGGTCCGGATGCTGTTGCCTCTGAAGCTTATGCAAATAAGTTTCCAAAAGGAAAAAGCACGGCAAGAACAATAATTGTATTGTCTGTTTTTAACGAGTTAATGTCTATGGCTTGCTTAAAGTGTTTAAATTATGAACCTAGCAGATATGCGGTTGTTACAATTAGGTCAATGCTTTCAAAATTGGCAGGATATAAAATATCTTCAAAGGAAGATTGTTTCGAATTTATAAAAAAATATTTCTCTAATTTTAGTCTAAGAAATAACAGAAATGGTAAAATAGCAAAGGAGTGCTATGACGAGGCAGACGCAATTGCTGTAGCCCTAGCGCACGTTTTAAAGGAGAGGATCAATAATGGCTAAAGACTTAACTTACAACAAAGAGGCAAGAAGGGCTCTTTTATCTGGGGCGGAAAAATTGGCCAAAACTGTAGGCGTAACAATGGGTCCGCAAGGCAAGCATGTAATATTGGGGAAATTTGTAGGGGCCCCCGTTCTCACAAAGGATGGCGTAACAGTCGCTAGAGAGGTCACCCTTAAGGATCCCATTGAGGAACTGGCCTGTCAGCTAATCAAAGAGGCGGCAGGACGAACAGCTGCTGTAGCTGGAGATGGAACAACTACAGCTACAGTTTTGGCTCATGAAATATTTAAAAGAGGAAATGATTTAATTAACAATAATTATAGTCCTCTTTATTTTAAGCGCGGAGTAGAGTGGGCCGTAGAAAGAATCCTAGAAGAATTAAATGGAATGACAACAGAGATTGAGGGATTTGAGCCTCTTAGGAGTATTGCTACAATTTCTGCAAACAATGATAGCGAGATAGGCGATAAAATAGCCGAAGCATTTAATGAGGTTGGACTAGAGGGAACTGTTGTGGCAGAGGCTTCTCCTGGCCCTGGAGTTTCAGTTAGATTTGCAGATGGCGTAGAGTTAGACAATGGCTTTATAACGCCCGCCTTTTTAACTGAGGATGGTCAATCCGATGTTGTTATAGGTAATTGCAATATATTAATTTGCGAAGATGAGATCGCAACACTAGGTCCATGCCTGCCTATGTTGACAGAATTATCTAATAATAATCTTCCAATTTTGATTTTGGCAAAAGACGTAAAGCAAGAAGCTTTGGCAACATTGGTTGCCAACAATAAGTTGGGAAGACTAAAGGTTGTGGCGGTTAAGCTTCCGGTTTTAGGGGCTGGCGTTGGCAGTCAGGCAGAATGGCTTGGCGCATTATCTGTTTTGGTCGGAACAACAGTCTTCGGAAATACATCTGGAAGACCGCTTTCTGGAGCAAAATCTTCTGATTTAGGGTTTGCAAAAAAGGTTGTTGTAAATAGGTTTCTAACTAAAATTGTAGAGGGTAACAAAGACGAAGAAAGATTAGAGAAAAAACTCAAGTTATATCTTGATGATATGAATAAGCTAATAGGAGATACGGCGAGGCTAGACGTTAAGAAAAGAATAGCTTTCTTAAAAAATAAAGCAGCCGTAATAACGGTTGGCTACTTAACCGAGCTTGAGCTGAGAGAAAAGGGAGATAGAGTCGATGATTCTATTTGCGCAACAAAAGCTGCTCTTGAAGAAGGCTTTGTTCCAGGCGGTGGCGTTGCCCTGTTAAGGGCAGCACAAAGAGTTGATTTGTCTAAGTTAGATAAAAACTTGGTACCTGCTGCACAGGTGCTCATAGACGCGTGTGTGCGTCCAATTACACAAATTGTGGAAAATGCATTTGAGGACTCAGATGAGATTATTAAGAAAGTTTTGAGTTCAAAAAATATTAACTTTGGATACAATGCAGCAACCGGTATATTTGAAGATATGGTTGAGGCTGGAGTTATTGACCCCAAAAAGGTCACAAGAACTGCCCTTCAAAATGCTGCAAGTATTTCATTATTATTGATAAATACAGATGCAATTGTATCCGAACAAGCAGATGATCCTTCTAGCTGGCAACCTCCTGCTGGATGGCGACCGCCCGAAGAGGGCTCTCTAAGACACAAATACTAAAGGAGCCGAATATGCCGAAAAGAATAACTGCCAGTGAGGCAGAGAAGGAAATCACAAAGTTCTTCGGAGAAGATACTATCTTTTTCGATGGAAACATCTCTACAAAATATGATGCCATAAGCACTGGAAGTCCAGGGCTTGATGAAGCAATAGGTATCGGGGGAATACCTATGGGCAGAATTACGCAACTTGCCGGACAAGAAAGCTCTGGGAAAACCATGTTGGCCCTTTCCTGCATAAAAAGTTACCTTGACAAACACCCTGACAATACAGCTCTTTTTATTGATGCAGAGTTTACTTATGATCCCGAGTGGGCCAAGGGCCAAGGTGTAGATATTTCCAGAGTAATGGTGATTAAAACAAATGAGGCTAAAGAAATCTTTCAGGGTCTAATTGGAATTACAACTGTAAATAAAAAGACAAAAAAGGTTTCAAAGAAAATGAGAGGGATATTGGATCACATCATAGAAGGAACGGACCCTAGGTTTAAAAACTTAGGAATAATTGTCCTAGACTCTATAGCTGTATTAAATACGCCTCTTGAGATTTCAGCAGAAATAGGAAAAGCAAACATGGCTCCTATTCCCAGGTTTTTATCAACAGAGCTAAAGAAGTTAACGCCAATTGTTGCACAAGCCAACATCGCCTTTGTCGGAATTAATCAAGTTCGAGTAAACCTGGGACAGATGTTTGGAGATCCCACTACTTCTCCTGGAGGTAAGGCTCTAAAGCATGCTTGCAGCTTAATGATTAATATGGCTCCAATTTTTGGGGCCGATAATGTCATCAAAGATGATTCTGGAGATAAAATCGGACATACGGTTCGGGCCAAGATTCAAAAGAATAAAGTCGGAGCGCCATTCAGACAAGCTGAGTATAAAGTAGAATACAAGAAGGGAATCGTAAATAGAGAAGAGGAAATTTTCGAATTGGGTATAAAGTATTCTATAATTGAAAGGCCCAATTCTCAAAACTACGTTGTTAATGGTGAAAAAATACGAGGAAAAGATAACGCAATAGCTGCATTCTCTTTGGACAAAGCGTTTGCCTTGGAATGTGAGGAAAAGATTAGAGATATATATCTCGGAAATAGCGATCTAATAAACCTAGAGGAAGACGGTGAAGAGGAATTGAGCAATCCTTTGCTAGACGCCCTAAGTGAGGGAACCTAATGATTGTAAGATGTAATGCGTTATGCAGAAAAAGCGATGGCTTTACAGACGCGGCTTTGGACGTAGACTCGGATCAGGTTATATGTGGTGAATGTGGAGACGCGATTAAAGATATTTCAGAGTTTGCAAAATTAGCTATGAAAAGCAATGGCGATATCATAAGATCAAAGAAAAAGAAGGCTTTTATGTTTCCCTGTCAAACCTGCGATACACAAGTTGAAACTCAATTTGTAAGCGGTGTTTTGGTTGGAAAGGCTTGTCCAAATGATCAAAAGGGATGCCAGATTAACATCACAGAGACTATGGTTAAAGCCATAGAGGAAACCCACAAACTATCTGAAAAAATAGCTGAGATGGAAGAAGCCCATGAATCAGACTGAAGAATTAAATGGTTTAATAGATATTTGTCATTTTAATTTAAAGAAATCAAAGAAATGCTTAAAATATTTAGTTAGAGAAAGACTTTTAACGAAAGATTGTATTAAGCAATATAAAATTGGTTTTTTTCCTCAGAATCCCAGCATTTTAACAAAGTATATATCTGAGGATTTATTAAATAGGTTAAATATATTAAACTATTCGAAAGGAAGCGATTTCTCTAATTACTTTTTTTTGATTTTTCCAATTTATTCAGAATATGGAGATCCGGTTGGGATCAGCGGAAGAACGCTTCTTGAGGATACAGATAGGGGTATTTTGGGAATCCCCAAGTATAAGAACTCTTCTTATAAGAAGGCAAATATTTTATACGGATTGAACCATGCAAAGAAATATATTTTAGAATCTAATAATGTTTATATATCAGAAGGTTATTTTGATCAAATTGCTATGACGAAAAATGATATTTTGAATTCTGTTGCCATTTGCGGAACAGCTTTTTCTCAAAATCATTTTCTTAAAATCATAAGATATACGAAGAAAATAACCTTTATATTAGATTCAGATGAAGCTGGACTAAAATCTGTCCAAAGAATATATTCAAAATATATTAATCGAGGAATTAAATTAAGATTTCTTAGAGTGCCAAGTTCGTACAAAGATATTGATGAATACTTTGCTGATCCTTTAAAAAACAAAGTTACGTTTATTAATGATTTTAAACAAATAATCCCAGATGCATGGTAGGATAAGTGGCAAAGAAAAAAAGTAAATCATATCAATATAAGATTGTAGAAATCTCATTTGAGTCTGCAAAGCTTAATAATTTTCCAAATGAACGCGGTATAAGTCGTTTTTTAATGGACAATACCTGTAACGAAAAGATATCGGACCTGAAGGAAGAGTTGCTGGATGAAATATATGAAATAGTAAACGGACCTTATTTAACTGATCATCAAAAGAAGATATTGTTTATGAGACTTATGGGCAAAACTCAAAATGATATAGCTGAACACTTGGGAATAACTCAATCCGCTGTTCATAAAGCTATGCATGGAAATATAGATTATAAAAATCACAAGAAGCGATATGGCGGTATAATTAAAAAGCTTCAAAAAATATGCAAAACTCATTCTAGAGTAAGTGAGATTTTAGAAGAAATTGCAAAAATTAATCGAGGAGAGGTAGATTCCTAATAATCTTAATGAATTATGAAGAATAATGGTTTGTTTCTATCTATTAATTAAGTTTGTTGAAGTGAACTTATAATTTAAAAAAGCTTTAAGAGGAATTATAATGCCAAATTGGCCACCAAATTTTGATGATAGCATTGGAAGTAGCGGAAGTCCTGTTACCTTAGGGACCGCTTACGCTGCAGGTACGACATCCCCAGCTATATCTACAGAGGGGCATAAATACGTTGGATTTTTTATTTATGTTGTTACAAGGTCTTCGGCTACACGCATAGATGCTCAAATTCAGGTCAGCGATACAGGTGGCGCGTCCGATGCGGTCTGGGCATCTCTACAGACAGAGGATGTAACAGCCGGGGTCGCTACCCTTAGTGATTACGAGCTTCAAAAAGCTGGAGTTGATACCATGGCCACTGTTCCTGCTTTGTTTCTGCCAATCATAATGCCGGTTCGTGCCAATCGTTTTTTCAGAATAAAGCTTAAAGCTGACGCTGGAACACCCACGGTTTATGCTCGGTTCAGCCTTTCTGGGGGTCCGATTTAATGGTCGTTTCCTTCAAAAAGCTTATTCGAGGCTAATACATTGCCGCGTAATCAAGGAATAATAATTTCTATTAATAAAGACAAATTTTACAGCAAGGAGCGCCTTCATGTCTGAATTAGATGAAGTTCTAATCAAATTATTTAAAAAGCAATCGTCTGATATTTCATCGAAAGACAGACTGCCTTTATCTGATGATTTAAAAATAAAGAAAGTTGCTTTTGATATATACAAGGTAATGGGCGATCATTATAATGATTTATGGAAAATGGAAGATGTTGATGGAGCAAAGTATTTAATCAGAGGCTCTGATCCTCAATATCAGGTAAAAGAAGGTGGAGATTGGAGCACCTCTAGTAATTACGAATATAACAATGTAACTCTTTCCTATAAGAGGGTTCCAATTTGTAGTTTTTCTTCAGATGAATTTGGATTCACAGGTGATGATGTTTTTACATTTAAGTCAGCCTTATTGGATGTTGTTGGATCAGATCAAGAGTTTGTAAAAAAAGTTATTGCTAGTCAGCCAAAAGCTAAAGCAGAGGCTATTGAAAGTCTTTTTCCAGAATTATTAAAATAAAAGGATATATAATGAATGAAGTAAGAAAAATAGCGGCAGAAGCCAAAAGAGCATTAGACAAGCTAAACAACGGAAAGACGTTTACAACATCATATGTTCTAAGCAGGCTAGAAAAAGCAGCGGCCAATAACTCTAGAGATGCTTTAATTTGTCATATGCGTGACATTATGGTCAAGAGAGCCTCAAGCAGAAAGTTTATTTCTCAAAAAGAAATTGGAGAAATTTATGATCATCTTTATGGCATGTCGGGCGGAAGATCCTCTTTCAGAAAGGAAGCCGAAGATCTTCTGCCAGAGAAGCATGCCGCTTTAACTCTGGAGCCTCATGGTGCAGCTGGGTCAAGAATTCCTTGCGAAAATGCTATACCTCCTTTGTATGCAGACAACGAACTTTCCAGAGAGCTTGCGGGTGTCTTTTCTCTAGATAAGAAAGGCTCTTTTTCTGCATTTTCTAATAACTCAATGAGAAAGGCAGAAAAGTTTGCAAAATTACAATTAGTTTCATTAGGGTGCGTCCCCCAACTCGTGAAGGCTATTCGCTCTAATGATCATTTTATTCTTTGCAATGCATCCATTGACACGTCTGACTTCACGCAAGTGAGCGTGCCCATACCTGTGCAAGTAACTAATGGGATCCCCTCTTTGCCCACTCATTTTGTCCAAGATGATAAGCTTGTAAAATTAAATAAAGAAAATTTATATGTCTATATAAAGGATAAAAATAACTTTAAGAGAAAAGCATCTATGGGCAAGTTTGCATCTCAGAGAAGCTCTAGAGAGTTTAAGGTTGATACGCCTGTTATTCCCGCTAGTTTAGAGAAATTTGCAAATCTAGAAAACGAATTGGTTGCAGCAGCTTCTTGTTATGATAGAAGCCAAGTCAGACTTGCTACAAATGTAGTTGCTGCAGAATTAGCTGGCTTTGGAATTCCAAATCCACAGGTTCGAGTAGCATCCTCAAACGATAAGGTTCTTTCTTTTGCCGCTGACATCCCCACCTCTCGTGGCCGAGTAGAGATAAATATTCCGGTTGATATGCCTAATGGTAGGCCGGTAATTCCTAGCAACTTTACTGTTGGCGAAAAGATTTACAAATTAAATGAATCTGGTCTTTCTTCAATTATAAAGGCAGCAAATCGTGATGCAGATTTAAACAAGGTATCAAGAGAAACTGCTGAAATGACAAGACTGTCCTACAGTCAGCTTGTCGATAGAATTATCGATGGCGTTTCAAGGTCTGATTATAAGCAGGCAGAAGACGCTTTGGGTGTAGTTAGTTCAAAGTTTGGCGGACAGCACTACCTGTCAGCTCTCGATAAGTTTTCTAAGCTTTTGAAGCATGCTTCTTCTGGGTCAGAAAGAGATATTATGATTAAGAATGCTTTGGAAAATGGTGATCTTATTAGGGTTCCGACTTCGGTTCAGCCATATTGTCCAAAGCTTGGTCTTCCTGCAAATAAGGTTGATTTTGACGCAAGAGGCAGGCCTATTCCTGCAAGAAGAAAGGCCCAGAGAGATAACCTTAGCGAAACAGGTGCAATGATTTCCTCTTCAAGAGTGGCTATTTCATAGGAGATAAACATGAGCAATAGATTTGAAGATCTAAAGCATTTTTTAAATGCCTCAAATCAACAAAAAACCTCCAGGGCGAGCAAGCTAATTCATTTTGAAAAAGTGGCTCTTGGAGATCAACATGGCATTTTTCAGCATTTTCAATCTAATGTAGCAGAATACGCTTCTCGTGACAGATATTTGGCAATGAGGGGTGGCGACACTCCAACGTCTAGAGATACAGAAGGTCTATATGGACTTACCCCAGAGCATGAAGACTCATACACCCCCACAGATTCTGTCGCCCCTCATTTGTCTACCCGTTATTCTCCAGACCGAGTTGGAGTCCAAGCCATGAGAGTTTCGGATGGAGTTTTTCAGGATCCATACACAAACAAGGTGTATGATTATAATGAAGGATTCAAAACGGAAGACGGCCAAGAGTATCCGGCCGGAAGTGCGGCTCTTCAAACCAGCATAATGCATTTGGCAAATCATTTGGATGGAAAAGGGTTAACAAAAGAAGCTAATTATTTAGACGCTTTGCTAAAATTAGGATAAAAAGAATGACTCTATTGGAAGTCGCTAACGCGAGTACGGAGAAAATTTGGGCTTCAGCAATCGCTGAGCTTCCAGGCTATTCAGCTACCTTCGATTCTTCGGGCGAATTAACTGTTAACGTAACAGCGCCAGGTGGTGAGGTTTTCTCTATTAATACGAAGTCTTATGGTTTTTGGCCTCAGTATTCAGCTACAGTGGTTGGTTACGAAAGTACGGAATATGGCATGTGCGTTATACGTTTGGCCGATTTAAACGATACAACTATACGTAATTGGTTTACAAGTTTTATTGATACTTTGTAATTTACCTTCACAATAAAGATTATTTTTAAAAGATTCTGGCTTAGTAATATAAGACCAGGATTTTTTATTTTGAGGTTAACATGAGCAAAAAAGTTTTAAACCATCCAGACAAAGAAGATATTATAAAAAAGTTATTAGAGGGCGACTCTGTGAAGCAGGTTGAGGGTTGGCTTAAAAAGAAATATCCAAGAACAAAACGCCTTCACGTTTCATATATGACCCTTCAAAAGTTTAGAGGTAAACATTTAAACCTAAAAGGCGAAATCTTAGATGATATAAAAAACAGAAGAACAGAGGTAGACAAAGAGGCTGTTGAGGCAGAGGCTCGTATGATTATCAATAACTCTTCTGCATATCAACAAAAAATAGAAGAGATTGCGTCATCTGAGCTAGATGTAACAAGAAGACTTCTTGAGATGGACTCTCTTATAAACTCAAGAATAGAATACTATTATAATTTATTACAACAAGGAGGATCGCTCAGAGAAGATAAGATTTTTATTGAATATATTAACACGATGAAGACCATTCTTCAGGATTGGAAAAAGTACATTGAAGGTGTTGCGGATAAAAAGATTGAACATAATATTAATATTAGTGTAGTAAATGAACAAGCTAGAATCTTAAAAGAAGCGGTGTTAGAAGTGTTGCAGGAGTTAAGTCCAGATCTTATTTCTATTTTTGTAGAAAAGTTAGATGTGAAAATGCGTCATTTAGATGGATCGGAAACAAAATATATTCAAGGGGAGGTTATAAATGTTGATTAATGGCCGAATAAAAAAAAAATTTAGATTTGATGATTTAAGTAGTTTAGTATCTTTTGAAGAATGGATCAAAATAAACCTTGGATTATACGATGAAGATAAAAGCGTTCCGTTTAGTCATATAAAGATATTTTTAGAACACATTAAAAACAAAGTTAAAGAGCAAAGAGTTTTCGAGAAAAGAGAATGGTTTGAGCAGATAGATCAGCTAATTGAAAGAATAGAGGAAAAATGAATTTCCCAGATAAAATAAATGATTACTTTTTAAAAAAACTGACCAGCTTATCTGCTAATGCGTCAGAGCCAGTGCTTGATAAGATTATAAAAAAATCTATTGAGTTAAGCTCTATGAATATCGATAGTGATGATAAATTTAAAAAATTATTCTTTATAAAAAGTGCAGCCAAAGATATTGGAGCTAAACTTTCTTTTGAAGAAAAAGCAAAATTATTAAATGCAAACATTAACAATCTAAATGATGCTTATTATAATATAATTAATCTAAAACTAGGTAATGCAAAAATAAAAAAGGTTGCATATCCTAATTTTACGAATGCTGGCGATAGGATTGGAGAAGAGTTTGATATAAATAAATGGCTAGAAGTTGTTCATTTGATTTATGATGCTGTAGCTAAAAAAGAAATGAAAAAAGAAAATGCTTTAGATTATTATAGTAATTTTTTAGATATAGAGAACGATGAAGATCTCAAGTTTAAAAAATGGTTTGAATACTATAGTAAGGGTGAGCACTTAAAATATAGTTCAAGAGAGGATGAGCACATGAAAAAGAAATCTGTATATATGAGCAACCTAGGCCAAGGAGGCACGCCTTATTATCACGAAGGCGGAAGTGCCTATCTTGGCAAAGGATCTGGAAAAAATATGCCCGGAGATAGCTTTGATGCTTCATCTTTTGATCGAGCATCAGGTGCCGCGAAAGGGGGCGCTGAAGATGCGGGAAGGTTTAATTCTTGGAAAGAAAAGCTGCACACGGCTATTCGACGAATTGACAAATTATTAAGAAAAGATAAATATGTAGAGCCAGAAACTTACAAATTACTTGCAGAATATTTGTTAAACTTGAGCCTTCAGGTTCATACGCTAAAGCTGTCTAGCACTGCATCTGATATAACACATAGAACATCAAATATGTTTAAAAAGGCAGGCTATTCTGAGGGCGCAGATATATTGAGGAAGGTGGCTCAAGAAATTCCGGACCCCATGGCCCCAGAGGAGCTTGAGCCAGAGCAGGCCCCTCCTGTCGCAGCGGCTCCCGAGGCGGCTCAAGTTGCTCCAGAAATGCCAGAAGAGGAGTCTGAGCCAAAACCAACTGATAACATTCCAAGATCAGATGATGTTGAGCCGGTTAGCCTCGAAGACATAACGCCGATGCCTGGAGCTAGAGAGGGCGAATATGAGGAGTTAGCTGGAGACATTTCTCTTGAAGATGCAGCCAATAAGCTAGATGAGGTAGCGGGGCTTCTTGCGGATAGGAGAATTATTCGTCAGCTAGCAGAGTTTGATATCATGCTTGATAAAATTGGAATTGCATCTATGTTTCCAGAGCTTGCAGAATCGCAAAGCAAATTAATTGATGCGTTTTCTTATGCTCTCACCAGGGTTACAAAGATGATGGGTCAACTTGCTAGCGCAAAAACACTAGCTAGTGCTCAGGCTGGTTTGCCGGGGCAGGAAGAGGCAGAGCAAGAAACGCCTGCTCCAGAGCCAGAAGCTGCTGAAGTAATTTAACAAACATTAACTCAAGAGACTATAATGAATTTAGATGAAATCTATTCGCAAATATTAAAAATTTGTAAAGAAAATTATATATCTGAACCATTTTTGGTTGGAGGTATCCCTAGGGACTTATTTCTAAATAGATTTGAGCGTGATGAGAAGAGCAGGCTTGAGCCAGGACTTGTTCCTCAGCGGTGGACTGAGGGAGAAGGCGTTAAGTATATGGATATAGATATAACTACAAATGATTCTGACGTAACAAGGCTTGCCATACTTTGTGCTGATAAATTTAAAAGAAATTTTAAGCTTTTTTCAGATAGACATATTTCTGTTTACTTAAAAAGTACAATTCTTGATTTTTCAAGTCATTTTATTTCAAAAAAAGCTGTTGATTATATAGCTAAAGAGTTGTCCATTAAAGATAAAAAATTATTTGAAGTTTACAGCAGAGACTTTACAGTAAACACTTTACATAAAAGGTTTTTTGATGATGAAACGCTAGACCCTACAGGCTGGGGAAAAGAAGATTTAAGCAAAAAGATAATAAGAACAGTTCTTCCTTCGGAAATAACGCTAACTGATGATTTTAGGCGTATTTATAGAGCAATTAACTTTGCTGCTCGCCTGGGATTCTCTATAGACAGTGATATTGTTGAATACGCAAGATCTAATAGAGAAAAGTTTTCAGGAGAAAACAAATGGATTTTAAAAGAGGCTTTTATTACCTCAATAATAGGAGAAGCAATCAGTAATGATGCAGATATAACAATGCATTATTTAAATGAAATGGATTTACTGCCAACAGTTTCTCTGTGTGGATCATTTAAAGAAGAGTTGATCAAAAGAAAATTGGTAAAAAAATATTTAGACGATGCCGTTGAACTAACCAAACATGAATTAAAAAATATTGAATTGTAAATTTACTAATACTTTATCTTATTTAGTAGGATGCGCAGACTATGATTAGAGGAAAAACAAAAAAGTGCCCCTTTGGCCTTCCAGTTACAATGGGCTGCAAAACTGCGGGTAATGCTATCTCCAAAATGATGCCATTAGAGTTGGCTGACGACAAAGAGGGAGCTGAAGAAATAGCGGATGATAACCTAGAGCTTATGCTTATGACCGAAGAAGTTTCGAAATGTCCATTTGCCGACATGATTTTAAAAGAAAAAGAATCAGTAGACTGCAAGTATGATCCAAAGCAATCTACTATTCCTGCGGGTAATGTTGGGCTTACAGGAAGTCCGCTGTATCCTCATATTATGGTGGGCAACATGCCAGAAGCTCAATATGGTTATCCGTTAGATTATTATTCTGATAATAATGAAAGTAGAAATATATACTATGGGCTTTACAGCTTGGTAGGATAGGAGAAAAAATGGCTACTAAATTAGAGCAAACAATTTTTAAAGAATCAACTTATCTCTCAGATGAGGCCACCTCATACGCAGAGGATGAGGCCACCTCATATGCAGAGGATGACCCCTTTGAGGATATGTCTCCAGAGGAAATTTTTGGTGCAGGCATGGCTTCTTCGGAAGATGACCCAGAAGACGTAACTCTTGGTGATCTTCTGCGTCCATTTACAGAGGGAGATGGCAGCCTTGGAGAAATGGAAGAAGAGTTAGCCGGTCTCGACGAAGAGGTAACAGGACTTTTAAAAGACAATAAAGATGTAACTAATGTAACTTTAGAAGATCTTGATCTTTTGCCAGGTTCCGATATTAGCTCCAAAGACTTAGATGACAACGAAGAGGAGAAAGAGACAAACTATGCGGACGATGGTGACTTGTCTAAGTTTATGGAATATATCTCAGGACAATATCCTGGAAACATTCCTCAGCATGATGGAAGAAGTATGGTTGGCTGCGAAAAGGCGATTAGCTTTTTAGATAAAACTAATTCTGAAATTTCAAGAGCTATTCGCGAAGATACAGAGAACGCTTTAGACGTACAAGGCCTTGAAGATACCAGGGTAAAAATTATGAGAGATATCATGGTTTTAAAAGAACACCTTGGAAAGCTAAAAAAGAAACTGAAAGAAGAGCATGGAAAGAAGGCTTCTTTGGATGAAAATGGAATTCCAAACTGGGTAAGTGCATCTGGAGAAGAAGTAGAATATTCTGATCTAAAGAAAGAGGCAGCTACGCCAAGAAACATTGTTATCGCAGTTAGTCCATTTGAGAGGGCTATTTCTGGCATAATGATTAATGCTCATGTATCTGGCGGTCACTCTATTGAAGATGTTTATGGATTTTTATCCAAGAAATATTCTATTGACGAAAGAGAAGAGCTTGCTATAATGCAGCTTTGCATGGATAGCGGATTTCATATATTTAAAGATCGTGGAACATATTCTCCAAATGATAGCTCGGCAGACAAGGCTGAAGGCAAAACTGGCGTAGACTTTTTAAGAAATTATTTTGCATAAAATTGGAGAATTACAAATGAGAAATGAATTAATTAAGTTAGCGAATCACCTGGACAAGGTAGGCCTCTACAGAGAGGCTAGTTATCTCGACTCCATGATTGAAGGTCTCGTCACTCAGCTTCCCAAGACTGTCAGGTCTGTAACTGGAGCAGCAGGGGCCATTCAAGCTCTTAGGCAAAAAGAAAGCTTCTCTTATCCGATTATGGAAAAAGAATATCTGGCGCTTCAAAAGGTTTCAAATGAACAGGGTTTTATTTATACGCCCTCAATGAACCTGTCTTCAACCGGGGAGTTAATACTGGGAATTGCCGGAATTGTTGCCATTTTGGTGCTGGTTGCGATGGCCCTTGGGTACAATGTTTCCATTAGAGGGAAAAAAGACAAAGCTTCTGGAGAAATCATATTTAACTCTCCAGACTCTCCCGAAGAGGAAGAGGAAGAGGAAGAGGAAGAGGAAGAGGAAGATGAGAAATGAATTAATTAAATAGTGTAGCGAAAAAAGGGTGGAGCCCATTGTTGATGAATCAAGGTTAAATGATGAGCAAAAAGCTGCTATGAAGCATATGGGGGAAGCGGCTAGAGAAGAAGAGTATGACCGCAGAACGCGAATGGCAGAAAGCGGATATGGCTGGTAACTTTATTATAGAGGACTAAGATGAAAGTAATTAGACAAGATATGAACGAGCAATACAATACAACCGTTGGTTGGATTAATAGCTTCGCCAGAAACTTAGAAAAAAATGCTGATTATCTAAGCAATCTTCGCTCTATTATGAAAAAAAGAAATGATTTTTCTTCAATTGAAGAAAAAATGGCCGATATGAAAACCCGAGCTGGATTTGATCTCATCAAGACCATTGATTCGGTAAGTGATTCTAATATAAAGTCGGCCAAAAAGAATTACGAAAAGGATATTCTTGACACACAAAAGGATATTCTTGACACACTAAGGGCCATCCTTCATTATATTGAAGACTTTGTCTCAGACAGACCCGATGTCTGTTATGGAGTAATCTTAACTCATTGCAGAGAGCATCCTAAGCTTGGGTTTGATAAAATTGAAAGCAAACTAGATCATAAAAAATTAAAAAACCTAGTTGGCGATATATTCAAAAGACACAAAAAAGATCCGGAAGAAGTAATATACATATCTGAAGCAGATATGCCGTCATCTCAAGAGGGCGACATAGCAGACTATGTATCTCATGCTTTGACCGGTTAATAATGGCAAAAAATCAAAAGCAAGACAAGGTTTTTGAACAGCTTAAAACGAGCTTCTTAGATTTCGATCCAGCTCATTTTGTTCAGAATAATTTAACTCTGGATGGTGCAGAGTTTAGCGTTTTAGATAACGGCTGGAAATTTATGGCTGATATCTATAGGTATATTGCTTTACATGCCCCAAGGAGAGATGGAAAGCCCGTTGTTATAAAAAAGGGACGACAGGTCGGGGCGACCGTCATGGCTGGTGCTCTTGATATCTTTTTTACAAATAGTGGGCTTTTTAACAGTCCAAACATTAAAGTTGCGCATCTCTTTCCTGCTTTAGCACATGTAAAAAAATTTTCTCAAGATAAACTTGAAACGCTAATCAGAACTGCTAAAAATGATTTTATAAACAAAAACAAATTAACTAAAAATAAAAACAAGACAATTAGCGCAAATGCCGTTGATAACTTAACAATGAAGCAGTTCGAGTCAGGCACGCTGTGGATCGATAGTGTTGGGTCTGATGGTGATAGAATTCGTGGTATGACCATTGATGTGGCCTTTTATGATGAAGTCCAAGACATGTTTCGTCAAGCTATTATAAATTCACAAAAAACTTTAACGGCAGCAAAGTATGGGCCTATAGGCAAGGGCGTTCAAGTTTTCTTTGGAACACCGAAGCAAAAGGGAGCTTATTTTTCTACAATTTGGGACATGTCAGATCAGCGCTATTACCACTTAGGCTGCATCAATTGTCACAAGACATATCCTTTTTATTTGCCAGAAGATGATAGGTGGAAATCTATTTGGTTATATGAAAACATTATTCAGTGTCCTCTTTGCGGAACAAAGCAAAAAAAAGTTCAAGCAATTGAGCTAGGAAAATGGGTGGCATCTAAAAATTCTGCAGAATGTAAATATGTTGGGTTTCATATAAATCAATTATACATTCCATATATTACAAGAGAAGTTATTAATGATTTAATGCCAGAGAATAATCCGGCGCAAACAGAAAGAGCTTGGAAAAATGAAGTTATTGGTGAATTCTACTCTGGCGCAGGCTCCCCTCTTACCAAGGGTGAAATTTATGATTTATGTAGAGATCCAGACAGATTCTTTTCTAAGAAGATTAATTCACGCGAAAAAAGCACCTACCTTGGAGTAGACTGGGGCGGAAAAGATGATGACCCAGAGGCGATAGGGGGACAGTCCTTTTCTTGTGTTGTGATTTTGTCGGCAACTCCAGATGGTACGTTGCTTGTTGAGCATGCGCACAAGTTACGCAAAAATAGCTTTTCTTATAAGAAAGATACTATAAAAGAAATGTATAGAAGGTTCGGCATTACAAGAGGTGTGTCTGACTGGTTTTTCGGACAAGATGTTGTGCATGATTTACAAATTCTTTATAGAGATAAGTTTTTGGGAGCACAGGGTAGCGGCAGTCTTTTAAAGCCCATCAAGTATAGAGAGGATGAGTTAGTGGTATCTTATAATAAAGATTTATTAATTGATGAATTAATTGATTTATTTAGAAAGGGCAAGATAAGGTTTCCGTGGAAAAGCTATGAATACTTTGAGTGGTTAATAGACCATTGTACTTCTATGGAGTCTAAGATAAGAATTTCTGGAGGACAACCAGTAAAAACTTTTATAAAAGGATCAGGACCTAATGATGGGTTTATGGCACTCATGTATGCTTATATGGCTTATAAATTTGATATCACAAAAGGCTTTACTGTCAAACCAGGCCTAGAAAGACGATCGGATTATCCAAGGTCAATGCTGGCAAATGTTAAAAGGAGAATTTAATGCGAAGAACTGAAAGGCCACCAACAACAATTTCTAAAAAAGCAGCGGGATCGCTCTCGGAAGTAAGGCGGGCTCAGATTACAGATGCAACAAACAAACAGTTTGATGCAGAAGCTAATAGCTCTGTGGTTGGAGCGGTTGCTCACAGTCCTGGGTTCAGAAAAAGTGCTTCTATAGTTTCTCCTATGCCTGGACCAACCGTCACAGGTACTTCGGACAGGATGTCTCCGGAAATTTATTCTCCGCTGTTTCAGCTTGCCAATTTAAACTTACCGAGAGATCGGGTTACGATGAATGCGTGGAATCGCGTCTTTTATGACACGATGCCAATTGTTAGAAACGCAATTAACCTTCATGCTTCATATCCTATTAGCAAAATAAACATCACATGCAAAAACAAGAAAGTTCAACAATTTTTTATGGAAATGTCCGAAAAAATTGATTTATACTCCGCTGTTTACGGTGCAGCATTAGAATTTTGGAAGATGGGCGAAACGTTTCCATACGCAGAATTAGACGAAAGTTTGGGCGAATGGAGTCGAATAACTATATTAAACCCTGATTATGTTCATGTGAAAAAATCTGTTATTGGAAATCATGTTCTTGTATCTTTGCGGCCCGATGCAAATTTACAAAGAATTATAAACTCTGTTTCTCCTGCTGATTTGGCAATGAAGAAATATATTCCAAAACATATCATAGATTATGTCAGAAGAGGGCAAAACATTCCTCTTGACGCTTTTAACGTTGCACACCTTAAGCTTCTTAGCTCTCCCTATGACGTAAGAGGCACTTCCGTTATCGTGTCTATCTATAAAGATTTAATGCTTTATGATAAGCTGAGGGAATCTAAGTTTGCACAAGCAGATGGCATGGTCAACCCACTGACTCTAGTTACCCTTGGCGGAGAAGGAGACTATAGGCCAACTCAATCTGATATTGAGGCTTTTAAGAATCTCCTAGAAGAGGCGCAATATGATAAAGATTTTAAGATAGTTACCCATGCCGGAGTAAAGATAGAAAGAGCAGGATTTTCTGGATCAACACTAGACGTTGGCACAGACATTGAACATATCATGACAAACTTATATGCCGGGCTTATGACCCCAAAAGCTTTAATGGATCAAGAGGCAGCCTGTCTGAGGGTATCGGATAATGAAATCTTAACCGAAAATAATGGATGGGTATATTTTGATAATTTAACTAAAGATGACAAGGTCGCAACTGTAAATCCAAAAACAAATACGTTAGAGTTTCATAAGCCCACTCTTTATAAAGATTATGAATTTACAGGAATGATGTATGGCTTTAAGAATCAAGAAGTTGATGTCGAGGTAACAGATTTTCACGAAATGTATTTATCGAGAGATGGCGGAATCTCCTATGAGAAAGAGCGAGCGCTATCGATATTTGACGTTGACGAAATAAACTCCGAAGAAAAGCTCACAAGCAAACACAAAGCAAATGTTCGTTTTATGACAGCCGTATCTGATTTTAAAACAACCAAGAGTGTGCCAACGCTTGTCAGTATTCCGTTTGAAGAGCAATACGCTGGACTTGAATCATTAGTCGACGTACCCCTGGATGATTGGCTGGAGTTTGTGGGATATTACTTGTCAGAGGGGCATTTGCGACGTAGAAATGACCCAAGCAGAAAGCTTAAGCATATGTCTCCTATGGGCGTTGATGTAACTCAACAAATTGATGGGAAGGGATTTGAAAAAATGGCAGCATTATTTGACAGGCTTCCCTATTCTCATAATATAACCGGAGCATCTAGCAGGAGGAGGGCTTGGAATATTGCAAATACTAAACTTGCAGAGTATATGCTAGAGCAATGTGGAGAGAAGAGTTCAGGGAAGTTTATTCCCACGTGGATAAAAGCTCTGCCCTCCGATAAATTAAACATTCTTTTGAACGCCATGATTCTTGGCGATGGACATATTTTAAAGAATAGCAGCTCTGACTCAGCAGTATATGCGACAATCTCAAGGAGATTAGCTGATGATGTGCAAGAAATAGCGTTTAAGTGCGGGTATGTCACTAAGGCTAGGTGGGAGACCAAGAAGGCGGATGGCAAGGAGTATGCACCGTTGTGCAAGGTTTCAATCTTGAAAAATAATAACGTTAAGCGTGGATTAATAAGAAAAATAAAGCCTATAGTGAAACCAACTGATGTAACTATCAACTGGGTTGAAAAAGAAAGAGTGTTTTGCATAGAGGTTCCCAACCATGTGTTTGTAACCAGGCATAACGGAAAGATCGCAATTCATGGAAATACATATGCAAGTTCATCCGTAGGTCTTGAGGTGTTAAGGCAAAGATATGATATTTTCAGAAATATGATGAAGAAATGGCTTGAGAGAAAAATCTTTGCACCAATATGCGAAATACAAGATTTCTTTGAATACAAGGATGGCGAAAAGAGGTTGCTGGTTCCCTCTATCGACTTTAACCATATGAATCTATATGATATGGCAGACTTTATTACATCTATAGGCACATTCGTTGGAAATAAGCAAGTTTCTCTTCAAACCTTGCATCGCAGTTTGGGCCTTGGGTACGAAGACGAAAGACGAAGAATAAGAGAAGAAATGATTGATGAGCAAATCTTTGCGAAAGAGCAGCAGGTTCTCGGGAACATGAAGCTATCAGAGCTGCTGGCTCTGGACCCCGCAAAGACCATTACAGAGCCCCCAGAGGGCGTTGGGCCTGCTGCAGGAGCAGAAGGCCTCCCAGGCGTTCCAGAGGGAGCCCCGCCCATGGGAGCCCCGCCCATGGGAGCCCCGCCCATGGGAGCCCCTCCGGGTGGCGCACTAGAAGGTTAAAGTTTCTATAGGATAAATTATGAGCAAAATTATAAAGACTGGACAAACACCGAATCCTCTTGGAAGGCTTATGTCTGC